GGGTAGTTTCCTTTTAAAAGATGAATTAAAGAATTCTGTACCTGAAGATCAGAGTCGTGCCTACATAGCCCAAAAAGGCGTACCAAACCCAAAAGACAAGACGCAAGAGACGATCTTTTCTCACATCGGCAACTGGGTGGCTGGAGAAAAACGTTATCTTGATTTAAAACGCATAAGAGCCGAGATGCCGGAAGGTAAAACCATGACGGCTACGGTGTTTAGTGACGTTGGTAATGAAAGAAACTTTGATCTTGCTGACTTGACGCCAGCTATTCGCGAACAAATGGCTCGGGGAGAACCCGTCTACCAGATTCCAACGAATCTTTACAGCGGCGTAATTGACTACGAAGACATCGCCCGGTACATGTTCAAAAATCCGCCGGAAAAGTGGAGCAAGATGTCTGTTCCCGAGTTGGTGATGGCCTCCCACACAAATCCTGGCAAGGTAACTGATCCGAAGAAGGTTGCCCGCATGGCAGATGACGGCGTAGAGCTAATGCCGTTCCAAAGAATCTTAGGCACGGAGAGCTACATGCCGGTGAAATCCCAGATGCTTGGCGACGGAGCTGAGTGGAGAGAGATTAAGACCAAAGAAGGACTGCGCATTGAAGGCGGCATGATGGATCACTGCCTGAAGAAGGATGCGTACGGCTACTGCAACCGCCTGATGAACAAAGAATCAAAATACTTTACACTGCGGGATGCAGATGGGCAGCCGTATGTGACTATTGAAATGACTAAGCCTATTGGCCAAGAGAAAGAGAATGTCCCGTTTAGCGTGGTCAAGCAGATCAAAGGTTTTTACAACAAAACCGCAGTCCCCGCTTACGGAGAAGAAATTTCTGACTTCCTATCCAACTGGCAAAGCAAAATTGGTACCCAACTAAGAGTCTCAGAGGCATCTTCCCACGTGCCGAATAAGTTCAAGCCAAAACAATTTGGCATGGAATCGCCGGAAGAATTTGCCAAGGGCGGCATGGTAGACAAACCACTTTATGATCGGGCAGCGTAATGGCCAGGAAAAAGAATTCTGTTGCAAACAATATTGAGCGGGCCTTGATGCCTGAAGAGGTGCCCATGGGCGAGACTGAGGTAGAGATATCTCAGGAAGACCCGTTTACCGGTGAAGAGTCGGAAGTCAGCATTGAGTTTGACGAAGAAGGTGGCGCCACAATCTCCATTGGCGAAGAAGAAAAAGACGAGGAGATTGAAACCAAGCACCGCCAGAACCTAGCGGAGTTTGTGGACGAGGATGCCCTGGTCATTATCGGCTCCGAGATCCTTGAATATTTTGACTCGGACATTGCCTCGCGCGAGGAGTGGGAGCGCACTTATTCCGAGGGCATGAAGAACCTTGGCTTTCAGTACGAGGTTCGGACTAAGCCTTTCCGTGGCGCATCTGGCGTGGCAGTGCCGCTTCTGACCGAGGCGATTACACAGTTCTCTGCCCAGGCCATGAAAGAACTCATGCCCCCGGGCGGGCCCGTGCGCACGATGGTCATTGGTTCGTCAAACAGGAAGCGTGAAGCTCAGGCCCAGCGAATTAAAGACTTCATGAATTACCAGATTACAACGGTAATGAAGGAGTACACGCCTGACTACGACCAAATGCTCTGGTACGTGGGCTATGGCGGGTCGGCCTTCAAAAAAGTCTACTTTGATAAGAACAAAAAGCGCTGTGTATCGCCCTTTATTACGCCAGATAACTTCGTGATGCCATACCACGGGTCAAGCAATCCGTGGGAAAACGAGCGCTGCATCCAGGTTGTCCCGATGTCCAAGAACGATCTGCGCAAGGCGCAGGTTAACGGCACTTACCTGGACACCCCCATGTCTGCGGGTGAGGTAACTCCCCGTGAGACGCCGATTACGGACGCTGAGGACAAGGTTTCTGGTCAGACTCCTGGCTACATGGACGATGAGTACACGCTGCTTGAGGCGCACATCCTCTATGACATCCCCGGCTTTGAAGACAAAGACGGAATCAAAAAGCCGTACATCATCACGGTAGATAAAGACACCGGCAAGGTGCTATCCATCTATCGCAATTGGGCCGAGGACGATGAAACGTGCTGCCCGGAGCAATATTATGTTCATTACATGTTCCTTCCTGGCCCTGGATGTATGGGCTATGGCCTCGTACATCTCATTGGCAATCTCAACCGGGCAGCTACCTCCGCTTTAAGGCAACTGCTTGATGCGGGAACGCTCTCAAACCTGCCCGCTGGCTTTAAAGCCCGTGGCCTGCGGATCGCAGATGACGATAATCCGCTACAACCTGGCGAGTGGCGAGACATTGACGCTGGTGGCGCTGACCTAGCTTCATCCTTGCTGCCCCTGCCGTACAAAGAGCCGAGTCAGACGCTCTTTACCCTCATGGGCTTTTGTATTGACAGTGGCCGTAGGTTAGCCAGCATCGCTGACATGCAGGTTGGGGATGGTAACCAACAGGCTGCGGTGGGAACAACAATAGCGTTGTTAGAAAAGGGTGCCAATGTTATGTCGGGCATCCACAAACGCCTGCATTACGCCCAGAAGCTTGAGTTTGAACTCATGGCCAAGTGCTTTGCCAAGTACCTGCCCGATGAGTATCCGTATGACGTGCCGGGAGCAGACCGCAAGGTGTTCCGCGAGGACTTTGATGATCGCGTAGACGTCCTGCCGGTAGCTGATCCCAACATTTATTCGACTTCCCAGCGGATCATGATGGCCCAGACCCAGTTGCAATTGGCTCAGAGTGCGCCGCAAATGCACAACCTATATGAAGCGTATCGTCGGATGTACGAGGCACTGGGTGTGCGGGATATCGACATGGTCCTGAACTATGACGACACCCAAGAGCCGCGTCCGAAGGACCCGGCTACCGAGAACGCTGAGGCAATCGACGGCAAGAAGCTCAAAGCCTTTGCTGGCCAGCAGCATGACGCTCACATAGTGAGCCACCTCCTGCAGGGCATGAGTCCGATTGTTCAGGGTAATCCCCTAGCTGCTATGAACTTGACTAAGCACGTGCTTGAGCATGTGCGCCTGAAGGCAGAAGAGCAGGTTGAGGCCCAGATCTTTGCTGAGTATGGCCCCGAGAACCGTGGGATCGTCTCCGACATACAGAAGGAAGCCATGGTAGCCATGCTGGTTGCCCAGGGTATGGGCGAACTGCGTCAACTATCCCAGCAACTGTCTGGCGCAGGCGCTCCTGATCCGCTCGTGGTGCTCAAGGAGAAAGAACTGGCCCAGAGAGCGCAGGCTGACCAGATGCGGGCGCAGGAAAACCAACAGAAGATTGGCCTACAGGGCCAACAACTGCAGCAAAAAGCAGCCGCTGATGCCGCGCGTATTGCTTCGCAAGAAGACATCGCCGATCAGAAGGCTGAATTGACTATGATGCGTCTTAACCAGATGGGAAATCAAAATGCCACTCAAAAAAGGCAGTAGCCAGAAAACGATCAGCGGAAACATCGGTGAGATGGTCCGCAAATACAAGAAAACCGGGTCTATTGGAACCAGTAAACCCGCCAGCAAGACCAAAGCCGTTAAGCAGGCGGTGGCTATTGCTCTGACAAAGGCCGGGAAAGCCCGGAAGATGAAGAATGGCGGAGTGCCAGGACCGATCAAAGAGGTCATGCGCAAGGACGCCAAAGTCCCAACCAAAATCTACTAGGAGTACGACATGCCCCGTAATTACCGCACCGCAACCCCCAAGGAGAAGGCCAAACTGGCTAAATCTCGGGAAATGATGGTCCGTGGAATCGAAGGAGAGAAGGATATTTTCTCCAAGCTCTCCACAACTATGGCCAAAGCCGCCCGCGACGACCAGAAAATGGCCAAAGACATGTATTACTCGGTACCTGAGTCGGCCCGGGAAGGGGAGGCCTACGATATGGCCGGGTACAAAGCCGGTGGACTCGTGACCGTCCGTGGTCAGGGCGCCGCACGTAAGACCAAAGGCTGCAAAATTACCTGATGGAACACCTAATCGAGCATCTTTACAAACTCATCCGATCTCGTAAGCACGAGATCGGTGAGCAAATGATCTATGGCGGCATCAAAGGCCTGGATCATTACCACGGACTGGTGGGCGAAGTTCGTGCATTGCAACAAATCGAGGACGAAATGACCCGAATACTGAAGAAAGCAGAAAGCGACTAAGTACAAACCCTAACCTCGCGGTGGATTCCGCGCAAGAATGGAGAAAGAACCGATGTCTGAAATGACTGCACTGCAGAAAAAGTGGGCGGATGAACGCGCCGCTGAACAGAAAGTCGAGGAAGAAGAGGCCCAAAGCCGTCCAGAGAATATGGACCAGAGCGTTTTGGACCGAATTCCGAAGCCAACTGGCTGGCGAATCGTCGTTTTACCGTTCAAGCCTCCCAAAAAGTCCAAGGGAGGAATCATCTTGGCGGAACAAGCAGCAGAACGCCAGCAAATCGCCACTGTTTGTGGATATGTCGTGGCTTTAGGCCCTCTAGCCTATGCCGATCAGGACAAATTTCCGGACGGACCGTGGTGCAAGGAGAAAGATTGGATCATTTTTGGCCGTTATGCCGGGGCTCGAATCGGTATTGATGGCGGGGAGATCCGAATTTTGAATGACGATGAGGTCTTGGCCACCATTAAGGACCCAGACGACATCACACACATGGTCTAAGGAGAGAAAACCATGCCAGAAAATGAAGAAATTCAAGAAGAACAGGTCAGAGTGCCTAGCGGCGATGACCAACTGGAGTTCAACTTGGGCGATGACGAGCAGGGCGCCGAAGTTGTGCTCTCGGACGACGGCAAAGCAGAGGTAAAACCCCTAGATGCCGCCGGAAACGAGGAAAACTCGTCAACAACGCCAGAAAAGCAGGGCCAGGAGCATGAGGAGTACAGCACCAAGGTCAAAA